GAGAGACTGACTACTCTTTCATTCTAGCCCCAGCAAGCGGCACTAATGAAGGTGATGGAGGGGTGCTTAGTATAGATAACTTTACGGGAACTGTTTACGCTAAAACCGCATCTGGTTCTTCGACTGTAGTTGCAACTGAGTTTATACACTAATGAGCGCAACAGTATCAGCATTCGGACATCGCGGCACAACGTCCAGTATTAAGACGGAAATTGTCCGCGAGCTAGTCAACGCCACAGACGGCGCGGGGCTGAATTTGCAAAGTGGCGGCAATATAGAGATTGCAAACGGCGCAGCACAGTTTGGCACAAGTGATTTCTCTCTTGAGTTTGTTTTAAATCAAGAAAAAGAAAATGCTTCAGAAAGTTATATTTACGTCACGCACGTTGAAGGTCACAGTAGACTACTTATATATCACGATGTTTCTGATGACAGAATAGTTTTAGATTTCAGGAATAGTTCCTCTTCAAGCGTGCCGAAAATTTTAGCGTATGATATGAACCAAGACTTTGGTTCACCTACGCACTATGTAATTACTTTTAACAGAAGCGGGTTAGCAACTCTTTACAAAAACGGCAATAGCGTTGCCACGGTTGATATTAGTGCAACTTCAGCAATAGATATTGGGTCTGACACTACGCCAGCGAACATACCTAGCCGAATAGGGACATCTGGAACCGATGGTGTAATCGGAACTTTTTATCGTTTTCGCACTTGGAACAAATTGCTTTCAAACACAGAGGTGCAGACAGCGTTCGATCGGGCAGACGTTCCGAAGATTGACCAGTATGGGGATAAAGCTAATTTATTGCTTGGGGTAGACAAAACACTTGCCACAGCCGCCGCAAACACAGCAGCGTTTAATGCTGCGTATGGTTGGCAAAGCACCGCCAGCACTTCAACCGTAGTGGCATCAAATGTTTTAACGATTACATCAAATGCAGGAGGTGGAATTTATAAACAAGTTTACAGAAACGGCAAAAATGTCAGGTTCACTTTAAACGTAACTGCAATCTCTGGCACTTGGAGGTTTCTACCGTCTGCTGGTGGCGATGCCACGGACATAACGACCACAGGCATCAAGCAACTAACCGCTCTGCAAGTTGATAACGAAGTTAGATTTTATTCTAATTCGGCAGGTGCATCTATTTCGATAGACGCATCATCAACAAACTTGGAACTCGCAGCGGTTGGCGCGGTGGCTGATATAGATTTGGCATTTGCCAACCCTCTGCAATCGCTCACCGTTCAGAACCGCGCTGGTTTACCGGATGGCGAGGCAAGCAGCAGCACTTTAGTGACGCAAGTGCAGCCGATTATACAAGGCAACCTTACAAGTTTAGTAGTTGGAACAGGAGTAGGAACCCCGGCAGACGGTCAAATTATAGTAGATGGCAAAGCGGCAAGCGCACCAAGTTATTCGTTTGAACATACTACTGCTACGGGGATGTATTCGCCGGGGGCCAACAAAATTAATTTCAGCACAGCTAGCACCGACCGTCTTAAAATAGACGGCAGCGGAAACGTGACGGTCGAAGGGCCAAAGCTGGAGGTTACTGACGATTTAAGCACCGCGCATACGATTCTTAAACTAAAGAACACTAACGCTGCTGCTGGCTATGGTTCGCAAATCCAGCTAGAAGACCACGATAGCAAATACTACATCAGCATCGTCGATAACGATTTGAAGTTTTTCAACGGTGCTACGACTACGGTGAATTTTGCGAACTCTGGCTTGGCCACGTTCAGCAATGGCATAGCGTTCAGTCAAACCGATGCCAGCGGAACCGGCATTACATCTGGAAATGCAACGCTTAACCACTACGAGGAAGGCACATTTACATTGACAGACGCGAGCGGGGGAACTGGAACCGCTCCAGTGAACGCTGGAGGTCATTATACCCGTATAGGTAATCGAGTATTTATATCTGTCAGTTTTCAAATGCCAACCCAAAGCGATGGTCAGACAATGAATTTAGCGGGGTTGCCGTTCCCAGTTGTTAACAACGAGGACGCAGTTGGTTTAGTTTTAAATTACTCAACTAAAAGCGGAATTGTTTATGCGCGGACGATTAAAAACACCAGCAACATCTTCTTTTACAACGCTAGTGGAGGTGCAGTTACAAATGCTACTGCGTCAGCAGGAGAGTTTTATATAAATGGACACTATCAATTTTAACAAATGGCATTAGAAAAATTAACAGAAATCGGAGAGATGAGTGTGGGTGCAAACTCAGTCATTTCTATAAGAACAGATACAGTCATCAAAGACGGAGGTTCTGAAATTAGCAGGAGTTTTCATAGGCACGTTATCGTTCCGACAGACGATATAAGCGGTGAGGATGCGAGGGTTCAAGCCGTTGCAAATTCGCTTTGGACTGACGAGGTGAAAGCAACTTACACCGCAAGTCTACCGGCTGAACCGGCGGCAGAAGAATCTAGCGAAGGAGAATCTGAAGAATGATTGAAATAGCAGTAACACCAACGGCAACCCTAAACGCCAGCAAGGTTGCGGTAACACTCAACTCTGCACAGGAGTTTGGAATGCAATTCTCGGTAGCAGCATTTGGCAAAATCACCGACAGCGAAGGCAACGAAGTTTGGGGTCAGAACCCGCTTTATTCTGGATTGCTGAATGTGACCGGCGATGCGTGGAACAACTGGGGGAGCGATGTAGACGATGCGACCTATATCGGCGACCTAGCGTTGGCTCAGCTTGGGCTAGAACGTGCCGAGGTTGAGGAAGAAACAGTTGAAAGTGGTGAATGACAAACGTCCTAGATCATGCCGCACTTGAAGGAGTCGCAGAACAAGCAATCGGTCACTACGGTTGGATGCTTGTTGCGGCTTTTAGTGCGCTTTTGTTCAAGGATATATTGTTCAACTTCGCTCAAGGAATACTGATCTACTACGGTTCTGATTTTCAGAATGATGAAGTTTTATACATCAGCGGAAGACAAGCGCGAGTTATCCGAATGGGTATATTCAGTTGCACTTTTTTCCTTACTGACAGACAGACCAAGATGATCGTGCCGTGCAGTCAGTTGAAACAGCTTACGGTAGAGAAGAAACTGCCAGTGAATGGTGGGCAGGAATATTTGCCAAAAGGTTGTGAAAAAGGTGCGATGAAAGTGGAGGTAGTTAAGGGTGAATAGAACAGACAAAATCACATTGGGTATATTCATTGCGGCACTCACGTTCATTGTCGTTATGAGTAGTGGGTGCAAGTCACTGCCAGGAAATCTGGAAATAGATACCCCGTTTTTTGACATTGAGTATGAAGGTGCAAAAGAATGAGTTTCGACGATATACGAGTTGCCATTGCCTCCGCGACGGGTCTGGGAACTTGGCTAATGGATATAGACATGGTCCTGAAGGTTGGCATCTCGATAGCGTCATTGATTTATATCAGTTTGAAGATTAGGGAACTTTTAAGGAAAGAATAACATGTGGAAGAGTAAAACAGTATATGCCGGTTTGGGGGGGATACTCTCCTCCTTTGGACTTTATATGTCCTCAGAATTATCGCTCGCGGAGTTTCTGCAAATAGCAGTGCCTTCGCTTTTAGCGATATTCTTGAGGGCGGGAGTTCAGAAAAGCACCAACGCTGCGGAAGCAGCACTAGATGCTGCAAGTTCAGTTGTCCCTGCGAAGAAGTCTTAATGGGTTTAGTCAGTGCATTGGTCGCATTGCTCCGGGCCGTTCCTTCGCTGGAGCGGCTCTTTTTGAATGTAGCCGATACATTGCGAGAAGCGAAGGCACAAAGACGATACAATGAGAAACTGGACCGCATTGATGATGCTATTGCTGCTGCTAGGGGCGGCGGGATGCACGACAGTCGGGTATCGGGAGTTGGATGGAATCTCGACCCTGACCGATCACCCTCAGTTTCCGACAGCAGCACGGGAGGCACCGGAGTTCACAAGGGCAGCACTGAACAAAATAGCTGAGTTAGAGTTTGAGTTAGAGAGGCAATAGTGGAACCAGAAATAACAGGTGATACAGGTTTTGTAGGAGTTAACACTCGGGTTGATCCAGGCAGTTTAACTCCTGGTTTAGTTTCTCATGCAAACAACATGAGGTTCCGCAATGGTGTTGCCGAGACTCGTAAGGGAGTCATCAAACCGGCATGGCTGAATGCCACTAAACCTGAGTTGTATGATGAGGTGCGGAACTGGGGGAAGGTGTATGGAGTTGGCAACTTTACAGATCCTGACAGTGACAACTTTGTGCTGATTGCTGCGGATGGTGATGTTTATCAAACACGACAAAACAATGCACCAAAGAAACTGGCACTACCTACTGGTGAAAAGGTTCTCCAGGATTGCAAGTTCATCCAGGCATTCGACAAAGTAATCTTGTTCAGGGGCAGGAACTTTAAACCCCTTGTCATGTCCAGTATCGATGACGGGTTTTCCTACATGCTTGATGAGTATGACGCTGCCACTGATTACACTAGTGGCAACGAGGTTGCTTATGGTCCCTTTGTATCAGTAAGCAGCATTGCAAACTCTTCAGGTCAAAAGACCTGCACGGTTACCACTGCCAACGATCACAATTTTAAGAGTAACCAAGTAGTCACAATTGCTGGTGCGAGCTTACCGTCAACGACTGCTTTGAGTTCATTGACTAGGTCAAGTCAGTTGGCAACGGCAACAACTGGATCCGCACACAATTTGTCCACCGGAGACTTTGTAGTCATTGCAGGAGTTACCGGGACATCCGGGACTTACACCTTTGGTAAGTTCAATGGCACATTTGAGATTACTGTTACCGGTAGCACGACATTCACTTACGAGGTTCCTTACTCTACTGCAACCGACTCAGTGTCCAGCACGGCAAGTGGATCAGCGACTGTCAGAGAGATCGGATACAATGGCAACCACCTCATCACGGTTACCGGAGACAACACATTTACCTATGAAGCGTTGAGCGGCATCACAACCACCAGTGCATCTGGGACAGTGACTGCTACTCTAAGCACAAACTTTTACAAACGTAATTACCCCAAACCACTATCATCAATCACTCTTACTGCTAACGGTACCTATGCACAAACGGTGCCCACGGTAACCATTAATCCCGCAGCCGGTACGGTTGTGAGTGTTACGATGAAGTGTAAGTCCATCACCGTCACGGGTGGTGGATCCGGTTACTCAGCAGGGGATGTCCTCAGTGTTGCCGGCGGCACTGCGACCACTACCACTACAATCAAGGTTCTCACCG